TTTAAATAACCAATTGAAAAATGTCATACTCCCCTCCTATATAAGAGTTCTCCCATAACTACCGTACATAAAACTCCCTGTCAACGTTTTATTTTCCTCTTGCACGGCTGGGATTTGTCCTGTATACGCCCTTCTTCGACACCGCAATGATAGGAGGATTAATATGCGGAAACCGGACAGGCTTTGGGTATTTGATGCGGGCCGCCACCTTGAAGTCTACGCGCCCACCCGGTGGGAAGCGGAAAAGGAAGCGGAAAATATCGGGAAGGATACCGGCCTTACGTTTACACTAAACCTGAAATGGCAAAAATTTCAGGAGGACAACTCGTGAGGGAAAATGCGGCGGGGAAAACAACCCCCGCCGCTAAGTTGGCCGTTTTATCCGCCGCAGCGGGAGTCTGTCGCGCAGCGGGACGCAGGGAGTGCGATATAAAACGACTCCTCTAACATACGCCGTTTTTATTGGAAAAGCTCCTAAAGGTTAAAAGCGGTCGCGCAGGGCCTCGGCAACAGTATCGCTCCGCCCCCAAAACTCAGTGGGGGTTAGGCTTACGCCGTAATCAAAAAGATACCACGCGCAGTTGTCAAAAGAGCTTACGCCGTTCCCCATCCAGGAAACACGCCCGACAGATACAATTTTCCGGCAATAATGCATGTACTGGCTCGCCTGTTTGGTGTGCATCCAGTCGGCGTAAAAAAGCATCCAGGTAGGACGTATATCTGAGAGGTGGACAATGATCCGGTGTAAGGACTTCTTGCGCCACGGGGGATTGGTGACGAACAGATCCACGCCGGGCGCTGCGTCCTCTATCTGGAATACGTCCAGTGTGCGGGCGTCCATGTCGCCACTTGGGGCTATGTCGCTGGCGTATTCCAGCGTCGGGCAGAAGCGCCCGTCGTGCGCCACGCCTTCAAAGCTGGCCAGGGCTCGGACTAGCGCCCCGTCGCCGCAACATGGCTCTATATATGTAAACCGTTCGGGCAGATGAGGAATGAGCGGCGCGACCGCTGCAACAGGAGTCGGGTAGAAGTCGCGCTCCCGTCTTGGAAACATGTGTGAGCGCTTGCTCATGCTCCCGATTCAAAGGACCCACGGGAAGGATCTTTTTTCTTGGGCAGTGGGTCATCTATCGTTTTGCCGGTCATCTCTTCCAGTACGAACGTAAATTGTCCGGATATCGTGCGCCGCTCCTTTGCAGCCAAATCTTTGAGGACCCGGTAGCTCGAAATCGGGATGACGACAGACTTCCATTTGTCGGGATTCATGGTATTATTCCTTTAATTCTGGGAAACTATCGGATTTATCTACTGGCGTCAAGTCCCCCCAGTTTGCCCCTAGCGATATGTCGCTAGGGGTAGGCACCTCAAGTTCTACCGCAGATTCCATTATTTCGCAGAGGTCCCAGGCCTCTTTGACCTCCGTCACCGAAAACGCAAGTTCGTCGTGGATCTGGACGAGTGGCACCTTTCCCCTCTCCCGGTAGACCGCTGCCATCGCGGCCTTTGACTGATCGGCTGCGGACGACTGGATTAATTTATTCAAGCTTTTGAATAAATATGCCCGTTTGATATTATCCCCGTATTCGAGGTGCGCCTCTTCTTTTGGAAGGGCGCGAGCGGAAACGAAGAGGTTTGGCTCCCACAGGTCGAACCGGCACTTGCGGCCAAGCAACGAGCGGACAAACCCGCCTTTATCACGGTGGGCCACTTTCCGTTGCACGGCATCCATGAGTTCCTTCACAAACGGCACGTCTTCGTGGTACTGGCGCATGAGCCGTTTGGCCTTCTCCGGTGCCACATCCAGTTGCTCCGCGAGCCGTGTCTGCCCCATCCCGTACATGATACCCAGGTTGATGGTCTTGGCTTGCTTTCGGGGGATCTCGGCGATATCGGCCACCATCTGGTGGAAGTCGGTCTTCGGATCGGTGCGGTATGCCTTGACGAAATCGTCTGCACCGGTCAGGCCCCGCTTTCCGACTAGGCTGGCGAAATGCACCAGTATCCGAGGCTCCTGCTGATCGAAATCAATCGACGCCCACTGCTCGCCCTCCTCGGGAAGGAACAGCCCCCGTATCTTTCTAGCCATGTCTGGATTGCGGGCAGGAATCTGTTGCAAATTAGGATTGGACATTGAAATGCGCCCGGTTACCGTCCCTCCACCATCCGACCGTAGCTGGTTGATATGGCCGTGTATTCTTCCGTCCTCTGTATAGCGCGTCATGCTGGACAGGAAGGTGTTGCCCACCTTGTCGTATTCCCGCGCCTCGGCAATCTTCTGGGCTATGGGATGCTCATGCTGGGAGAGGAAGTTCTTGGTGAAGCTGGGAAGTCCGGTCTTGGTTCGGCCATAGGGGATATCGAGATGGTCAAAGACCTTGGCGATGGAGGCTGCGGCCCACAGTTCGAACGACAGCCCTGTCTCCTTCTTTACCTCGGACTTGATGCCCTTGACGACCGTGATTAGTTCTTGTTTTAGCCGCTCGGCGGAATCGAGGTCCACCCGGATGCCCTTCCACGTCATTTCAATGCACAATGGTAAGACGGAGGTCTCCAGTTCAAAAACCTGCCAGAGATCTTCCTTGGTCAGTTCAATTTTGAATACCTGCCAGAGATCGAGCGTAAGCTGGGCGTCAGCCTCCGCGTACTCTCCGACAAAGCAGGCGGGCAGCTTGTATAGCTCACCTTTGGGGTCCACACCGAACTCTTGTGCGGCTTCCCGGAGAGCGGCCTCGGATTTCATAAGACCCATGTACTCGTAGGACACGGCGTTTAGCGAGTAACTGAACCGGTTCTCGTTAAGAAGCGGTGCTGCCAGCATGGCGTCGATCCACTTACCCTTGAGGTCGATACCAAGGCGCTTGAGCCAGCCCACGTCATAAGCGGCGTTGTAGAAGATCTTATCCGACGGGTGGTTCGCTATCTCCTTCTGGAACCAGCGCATGACGATGCCCCGGTCGAGGTTTCCACCACCTTCGTGGGCAATGGGCAGGTAGGCGTTAAAACCTTCGTATGCTACGGCGAACCCGACGACATCTCCGTGCCCCGTAGCCCAACCTGGACCGTGGGACTTGAGCCGCGGGTCTTTGGTCTCCAGGTCGATGGCAATTTCTGTTATGCCGCTAGGGGTGGGCGGTAGCTGCTCAATGGGCACCCATTCGGTTTTCACGCCCCATTTAGGCTTCTGTAGATTATCTTTCACGGCTTGACCGGTCCAAAGACTACGTTGTTGATGGCATCGTAGTCCCTACCGAAGTCCAGGGTCATCGTAAAGTCTTCTCCCGCCTCGGCGCACTGGTAGGCCACGGCAGCGTATCCAGCACCGTCAACGTAGTCGTCACGGTTAAGGGTCCCCAGCTTACGTCGGGCCACCTTCATAAGCTCCATCATGTTTGCAACGTCGGACGCTTCAAGTTCGTCCTTGTTAAAAAGGTAGGCGTTCCACAGTTGCGCGATGTTTCTGTGGTTTTCCAGCATGGACCCGTGGGTGCTGGCCCGTTCTCCGCCCACAACCTCCAAGGCCGTCTCTAAGACTTCTTTCGCCGTCATCGTCTCTCTCCCTTTAAAATAATGCGCCTGCACCGGCAATCATGCCTCCGATAAAAAGCATCACGAAATATTCCCAACCCATCCGGCTCCCCCAGTTTTCCTTGCGCGCCAAGCGCTTCCAGATCTTCTTCAATGCATTCTTCATACCGCCCATCCTCGCTGCGAATCTTCCGGCATCTTGAGAACGAGATTTTGCTTCGCTCTCGTCACGCCAACGTACAGTACGCGGTGGGCGTCGTCAGGATTTTTCTCCATCTCTTTCAGCGCTTTACCGGTCAAATCCATGAACAACAGGACGTTGTCCGCCTCACCGCCCTTTGCCCCGTGGATCGTGGACAGTTTGATTCTGGGCTTCTGGAATATGTCTATGCCCCGGTTGAGGAGTGCCGCAGCATAGGCGCGGTCCTCGTCGCCTATGCGGTCGAGTGCCATGTCCCATGTGGAGTCGGGCGTCTCCAGACCAAAGTGCTGGCGCAGCACGGCCATCGTAAACAAATCCTGTTCGTCTGCCCCGCCAAGCATTTTTTTTGCTCCGCGTTTCAGGCGTCCTTCCCCGCTGGACATGTGGTCATACAGGTTGACGGCGTCCTTCAGGGAGATCTCGTGCCCAGGGCTTTGTTGCAGATGATTCCATGAACTGATGGCGCTCCGGATGGTTTTTTTGAGGGAAGGGGATCCCTTGCGTTCAAAATAGTGGCCGCTGGAGGTCAGACGGGCCGAGAGGCCGTCAAGCATGTAATTAGCCTGCGCGAGAATGAGCCATTCGTCGTCGCCGAATGAGACCGTGCTGGCGTCGTAGGTGCGCTCTACGCTTCCTTCCTCCGGCCTCGGCATCCATGTCTTCTTTTGCCTGCTGTGGATGCGCTGGACTACGGAGTCCGCAACCTTGTGGACGCTACGGGGAATTCTGTATGACTGAGAGAGCACCTCGGAGCCGCCGGGAAGTCCGACAAAGTGGTTAATGTCGGCCCCGGCCCACCTGTAAATGCCTTGGTCATCGTCGCCTGCAACGAACATACGGTCGCTGCGGTCGTTCAGGTGGTGAGCTACTTTCCATTGCAGCGGGGTAAGGTCTTGAGCCTCGTCAAGGAAAACCGCCTTGAGAAAGGGTATATTTCCCGGCTTCTCGGAAAGATCCACCATCATGTCGGTGAAGTCTTTCAGACCGTTCAGGTATTTAAAGCGGTCGTATTCATGGTAAAGGTGCTCGAATTCATAGAAGGGGATAGGAAGCTCCATCGCGTTGTAGGCGTATGGCAGACCTTCCAGTGTATTACGTGCCAGATCAAAACCCCGCATGATAGGGTTGTTTGATTTCATCAGCGCAAAGCCGTCGTCGGATACGTGCTCAAAACCGGCCAAAGACAGGTCAAAACCGGCCTGCTGGCCAAACTTTTTTAGTTCCTTGTCTCCCAGAATTTCTGGTCCGCTCAGGCCAAGAACCTGGAAAGCTAAACTGTGCAGCGTGCGGAAGTATAGGAAGCTCTTATTCGGATCGAGACTGAACCTTGCTACGGCCCGGTCTCGTGCTTCGTGGGCCGCTTTTCGTGTAAACGCAAAGTACCCTATTTCGTTAGGTGCCATGCCCCCTGCCAGCAAGGTGTCCACCTGATTCAGGAGGGTTGTTGTTTTCCCAGTTCCGGGGGGTCCAAAATATCTAAACATTACCGGGTCCGCAGTGTTTCGATACTAAAGACATCGATTTCATACCCAAGAATCCCCAGAAGTTTCTCAACTCTGTATATGGACAGATGCCGACCGGCGGCGATGTTCTCATATTCGGCGACCGTGCGCTGCGGCATCCGCGCCTTGTATGCCAAGTCCTTCTGCGTCAAACCGGCCTCCTGCCGAAGATCCTTTATTACTTTGCTCCAGTTAAGTTTCTCGGTCGTCAAAATGGAATCTCCTCTTCTTCAAACCGGGATCCGAAATCCTCGTCGATTTTTGCGAATGCCGGTATCGACCAGCACCGCACGGTGCGCCCCTTGATTCGAAACTGCTCTGCCTTGCCGTCTATGTCCCGAAGCCGTTGCGCTATCTTGTTGGACCGGTATTCGAAAAACTTATTGCGCTTCAGAAAAGCTTCAAAGTCCTTGAGCCTGAAGTACGTGCGGCCTTCTTCCTCATCGGTCCACGGGCGGCGAAGAAGTATCTCCTCTCGGTCCATCGCGGACTGCATGTGCGTCGAGAA